TGGCACGGTAAGATAACGTGTGAGTTAGATGGAGCTAGGGCACAGTACTTAGCATAGATAGGAGCGACAATGGAATTAGTTCTTGATGTAGAGAATACTGTCACACACAGGGGTGGTAAGATGCACCTTGATCCTTTCGAGGAAACTAATAAGCTTGTGCAAGTAGGCATACAGGAAGTTGTGTCAGGTACTCAAGACATCTATAACTTTGATCACGCTGAAGCTCATGACTATGATGGGTCACAAGCTAAGCAACTACAAACTAAGCTGGATGCAACTACCCTATTGATACTGCACAATGCACAGCATGACATGCCGTGGCTATGGGAGAGTGGCTTCAAGTATAGTGGTGCTATATACGACACTATGTTAGCTGAATACGTCTTGATGAGAGGCAACCACATGGAGATAACCCCTACTGGTTCCTTCAAGAAGAAGTCTATTAGCTTAGCTAACTGTGCGTTGCGCCGTAACCTAGACTTCCAGAAGGATGACACACTAAAGACTTACTTCAAGGAAGGTTACAACACTAACGAGATACCTTTGAAAGAGCTTACGTACTACCTACAGTGTGACCTATCCACCACACGTGCATTGTATGTTGCACTACAAGAAGACTACGCTAAGCCTGACTCAGAATCACTGATCAACATACGTGACATCACGTTCAAGGTATGCCTGAGTCTATCCCGTATGTATTCATCAGGCCTCAAGGTTGACTTGAAGGCTCTGGAATCTGTGCGTACTGAGTTTGAGACAGAGAAGGCTGACATAGAGGTGAGGCTACAGACTAAGGTACGCAAGCTTATGGGTGATACTCCTATCAACCTTAACAGCCCTGAGCAAATGTCACAGGTTGTGTTCTCACGCAGTATGACTAACAAGAAAGAGTGGGCTGGGCTGTTCGACTTCACTAAGACAGACAAAGAGTACAGAGATGCAGTGCTTGCTAACAGTACGCAAGTCCGTAAGACTACTGCGTTTACCTGCCCTACCTGTGCAGGACAATGCAAGACCTATAAAGTAAGGAAGGATGGCACAAAGTATGCCAGACCTAACAAATGTAAGGATTGTGATGCTAGAGGCTACCAACTAAGGAAGTCTAATGAGTTAGCTGGGCTAGGCTTTATGCCACCCAATAAGAAATGGGTTAGTGCCAATGGCTTTAGTACAGGTAAGGATAATCTTTCTACCCTCATGACTACAGCTAAGGCTAACAACATGGATAGTGCCTTGGATTTCCTTAAGGATCTCAAACGTCTATCAGCTATATCAAGCTACCTAGCCTCATTCGTTGAGGGTATATCTGTCTTCACAAAGAAGGATGGATACCTTCACGTAGGCCTGACGCAGCACATCACTAGCACAGGCAGGTTCTCAGGACGCAACCCTAACATGCAGAACATGCCAAGAGGTGGTACATTCCCAGTGAAGAAGGTGTTTATATCTAGGTGGGAAGGTGGTCACATATGTGAGTGTGATTTTGCTCAGCTTGAATTTCGTGTCGCAGCCTTCTTAGCTCAAGATGCTGTTGCTATGGCTGAGATTGCATCAGGCTTTGACGTACACAGTTACACAGCTAAGGTTATCAGTGATGCAGGACAGGCAACTACCCGGCAAGAAGCTAAGGAGCACACCTTCGCACCTCTGTTCGGCGCTACTGGCTATGGACGCACACCTTCAGAGGCATCATACTACCATCACTTCATAGAGAAGTATGAGGGCATTGCAGCTTGGCACAAGAAGCTAGGCAATGAGGCAGTGCGGTATCAAAAGATTACTAACGTAGGTGGTAGGCAGTATGCCTTCCCCGGTACAGAAAGGAGGCCCAATGGGTTACCAACAAACTTTACTATGATAAAAAACTATCCGGTGCAGGGGTTTGCAACAGGAGATGTAGTACCTGTAGTACTAGTGGAGCTAGAGAGTAGGCTCATGCCTATGCGATCTACTCTGGTCAACAGTGTGCATGACTCAATGGTCATAGACATACATCCCTATGAGAAAGATCAGGTTATAGAGATCATTAACTCTATGAACATGGACTTGCATCAGATCATATACGACTACTACAAAGTCAAGATGAACGTACCTTTATTATTAGAGGCAAAGATTGGACCTAATTGGCTTGACACACAGGACGTATGAGGTTATAACTTAGTCTCTCGTAATCAATTTCATATATAAGGATTATAAATATGAATACAGAAATAGCACTTAAAGTAGAAGGCATGTCTCTTGCAGAGGCAATGGGCATTAGCACTGGAGGAACTACTACCTCTCAGTCTTCCTTAGCACGAGTGAATCAGATACACTCAGCACTAACCGAAACAGATGCCGAAGGTGATGAGCACATCAAGATTCCAGTAGGAGCCTACAAGGTAACGTTGTCAGATGGGGAAGTTGTTTACAGTAAGACAATCTCTACACGCATCTTCTCACAGCGACATCAGTGGCAACGATGGGATGCTGATGCAAAGTCTATGCATAAGACACTACTATCAACTAGCCTTAACGTAGACCTTAAGGATACTACAGGTAGGTTTAACCTTGGGCGTCCGTCAGGATACATCAAAGACTTTCAGTCATTGCCTGAGGAGATGAAGACAATCATCCGTGGCGTGAAGCGGGTTCGTGTGTTGTTGGGTGTGCTTACATTAGACAAGCCTACTGATGACAAAGGCGTTGCTATCAAGGGTCTAGATGCAGAGATACCATTCGTAATGGACGTTAAGAACAATGAGTCCATGAAGGCTATGGATGCAGCTATCAGTCAGATCATTAACAAGAAGCTGACTCCTGTTGAGCATACCCTTAAGCTGGGTAGTGCAAAGCGTGACCTACCTTCTGGTGGTAAGTATGCTATCATCGTTCCTTCCTTAGGTGAGCAGGTATCTTATGGTTCTGATGACAGTAAGATCCTTCAAGACTTTATTGATTGGATCTCTGGCACTAACAGTTGGATAGAGGGCAAGCATAAGGAAGCAGCAGTTGGTAACATCTCAGATGCAGATGCAAAGATTGTAGGCTCTATCGTAGAAGTGCGAGAGTTTGAGGGATGATACACCCAGCTGAGCTATCAGTACACGCATTCTTGCGGTCAGCTATTAATGGCAAGGCAAGTATGAGTGATGAGATAATACAAGGAGTAGCCACTGATGTGGCTGCTGCTCTCAACAAGCAGTTCAATGGTGGGCCACGTGATGAGTTTCGTTTGCGTATGTCTAACATTGGGCGTCCTAGATGTCAGCTGTGGTTCTCTAAGAACAACCCAGACACTGACGTTCAGAAGCCTACATCATTCATGTTGAACATGTTGATGGGTGATTGGACGGAGGCTATGTTCAAGGGTGTACTACGTGCAGCTGGCGTAGAGTTTGGTGATAACGATAAGGTTACTCTAAAGGTAGGTGATGTCGCTATCAATGGCGAGTATGACATGGTGTTGGATGGTAAGGTAGACGATGTTAAATCAACTACACCTTACGGTTACGACAACAAGTTTGCTAGTTATGATTCCTTAGCTTACTCTGATGACTTTGGCTATGTATCCCAGCTTATAGGTTATGCTGTGGCTGCAGACAAAGGTGTCGGTGGTTGGTGGGTGGTCAACAAAGTGAATGGTCAATTCAAATATGTCTCAGCTGAGACAGCTAATGTAGAGGAGGTAATGGAAACTATCAAAGGCACAGTCGATTACATCAATAACGATGAACCCTTTGAGAGATGCTTTGAAGCTGAACCAGAAACGTTCAGGAAGAAAGCAAGCGGCAACATGAAGCTATGCAAGACATGCTCATGGTGTGACCACAAGAAGAAGTGTTGGCCTGAGCTACAAGAACTACCATCTAAGGTTTACTCAGGATCAAAACTACCCCCCGTAATAGAATACGTTTACGTAGAAGGATAAACAAACATGGCTAAGGTTACACTAGACGATATAGAATATGATACAGAAGACTTTACGGAGAAGGAAACTTCTTTGCTAAAGGAGATTCAGTACAATGGATCTATCAAGCAAGAACTAGAATACAAGTGGAGGTGTGTGTCAAACTCAGGAGATAGTTTACTCAAACAACTTAAAGACTCCTTGTCTAGCAGCACAGTTCCTGACAATGAAGCCGCCTAAACGGTATCACGCTAAAGGTAAGTACAAGAGTGGTCTTGAAAAAAGTACTGCTCTTGTACTAGCCGGGTGTCAAAAGGCTGTACGTTATGAGCAGCTGAAGATAGAGTGGGAAGACTTACGCTATCGCACTTACACGCCTGACTTCCAGTTAGATAACGGGATACTAATTGAAACAAAAGGGTTGTTTGATTCAGAAGATAGAAACAAACACATAGAAGTTCGCAGCCAGCACCCAGAGTTAGACATTAGGTTTGTATTTAGCAATGCCAAGGCCAAGCTTTACAAAGGTTCTAAGTCTAGATACTATGAGTGGTGTAACAAGAATGATTTTCTATGGGCAAACAGAGTCATACCTGAGGAGTGGCTTAAGGAGAAAGGTTCTATCATTAAGACAAGTCGCATTCCACTAAAGACAGAGAGAAGGAAGTAACATGCCCTATGAGTTAGAAGATGATGAGGTTGCTTTTATTATAAAACCTACAAGCATTGACAACCTAGAAGATTGGGATGGTACTGTAAGTACAGGTATTGCAGTAGGTGATAACTTCTGTTACTCTGAGGATGTTCTTCAAGACTTAGTTTATGTAGCTACCTTGTGTAGTGCTTTCTTAGACTTGATGGAGAAAGATGATGAACTAATGGATCGGGTTGCTGAACACCGACATAAGATACTAATGGAAGAAATTAGTAGGCGCTCTAAGAGAGATAAGGCTTTACAAGGGGGCGGTGGTGAGGTAATAAACTTTAACGCTTATACAAAAACAAAGGGTAACGCATGACTAAGTTTGATCCAGTAGATCACCCAGCCCATTACAACATGGGTGGTATAGAATGTATTGATTACATCAAGCAGGTACTAGGCTTGGAGGGGTTCATTGCATACTGTCATGGTAACATGATTAAGTATCAGCATCGTTATGGTTTCAAACAAAAGCCTGTTGAAGATATGAAGAAGGCTGCATGGTACTTAAGTAAAATGAATGAAGCACTAGCGGAGAAGCACAGATGAAGGTTAAGACTTTTAGTGTTACGTTCTTGCTTCAGATTGATGAGGCCAATAACATCTTAGGCTCGTATGAAGACGCACATACTGAAGATGTTAGTGATCTTGTAACCGATACGTTCTATGACATAGATGATGTTTCTGTTCAGAATATTTTAGTAAAGGAAAGACGCATATGATTACAGAAAAAGATGTAGCAGACCTGAGATACTATGATAAGTTTAAAGAGGATGGTACACCTCAGAATGAGTTAGCTGCTTATTCACAATGGGCTGAAGGCCTAGTACTAACTAAAGGATACACTAGGCTATTAGAAAATATACTAGGTATCGTAGGAGAAGCAGGTGAAGTAGCAGAGAAATTAAAAAAGAGTTTACGGGATGGTGCTACCTTTGATAAAGAAGGGGTAAAGCTGGAGTTAGGAGATGTCTTGTACTACATAGCTATCACTGCTAATGGTATAGGTAGTAACTTGCAAGAGATTGCAGAGCTTAATATAAAAAAACTAAACAGCCGCAAAGAACGTGGTGTGTTACAGGGATCAGGGGACAACAGATGAGTAACTATCTACCAACAGACTACCAATCATTTATACACAAGTCCCGCTATGCACGATGGCTAGACAAGGAAGGAAGGCGTGAGACTTGGGGCGAGACAGTATCACGGTACATGGAAAACATTGTACATCCTGTAGCTGGTAAAGATTCGTACATCAAGGAGATTGAAGAGGCTATCTTATCACTAGAGGTAATGCCTTCTATGCGTAGCCTTATGACTGCAGGCCCAGCCGCAGCACGAGACAACATTAGTATGTACAACTGCTCTTACATAGCTATAGATAACATCGTAGCCTTTGATGAAGCTATGCACGTTCTTATGTGTGGCACAGGTGTAGGCTTCTCTGTCGAGAGACAGTACGTTCAAAAGCTACCAGACGTACCTACGTTGTTTGACAGTGAGACTAACATCGTTGTTAAGGATAGCAAAGAGGGCTGGTCTAAAGCTCTGCGTCAACTCATTGCTCTACTGTACAGTGGAGAGATACCTACGTGGGATACCAGCAGAGTTCGCCCTGCAGGTGCTAGGCTCAGGACGTTTGGTGGTAGGGCATCAGGCCCAGCGCCACTGATAGACTTGTTTAACTTTGCCATAGCTACATTCAAGGCTGCACAAGGACGCCGCCTGTCTAGCATAGAATGCCATGACCTTATGTGTAAGATTGGTGAAGTAGTGGTAGTTGGGGGCGTGAGACGCTCAGCAACAATCAGCCTATCAAATCTGTCTGATGATAAGATGCGTCACGCTAAGTCAGG